GAAATTCAAGAAAGGATTGGGAAGATAGTTACAGGGAAGGTTTAGATCTTTTAGGATTTAAATACGACAGAAGAACTGAACCTTTTAGAGGCGCATCCGGTGTGACCCATCCTGTATTGGCAGAAGCCGTAACCCAATTCCAAGCAACCGCTTATAAAGAATTATTACCCGCTGACGGTCCAGTCAGAGCACAAATTTTAGGAGATGTGAATGAAGCCAAACAAGATCAAGCACATCGTGTAAAAGATTTTATGAATTATCAACTTATGGATCAGATGAAAGAATATGAACCTGAGTTTGATCAAATGCTTTTTTATTTACCCCTGGCCGGCTCTACATTTAAGAAAGTCTATTACGACCAACTTTTAGGTAGGGCCGTTTCTAAGTTTATCCCTGCGGATGACTTAATTGTACCCTATGCTGCAACTTCTCTGGAAGATGCAGAAGCAGTCATTCATGTTATTAAAACTTCCAAAAATGATTTACGTAAACAACAAGTTTCAGGGTTTTATCGAGATATTGAATTAGGTGAACCCCCTATTACAGAAAATGAAATAGAAAAAAAAGAACATGCACTCGAAGGTATTAATAAAGATAAACAAGATGATCTTTATACTTTAATTGAAGTTCATACAAATTTAGATTTAGAAGGTTATGAAGATGTAGGAGAAGATGGAGAACCTACAGGAATTAAATTACCTTATGTCGTAACCGTTGATGAAGCTAATTTTAAAGTTTTATCCATTAGAAGAAATTATAAAGAGGAAGATCCTTTAAAAAATAAAACAAATTATTTTGTTCACTTTAAATTTTTACCAGGATTAGGTTTTTATGGTTTTGGTTTAATCCACATGATTGGTGGATTATCTAGAACAGCAACTTCTGCATTGAGACAACTTTTAGATGCTGGAACATTAGCGAATTTGCCCGCTGGTTTTAAAACCAGAGGTATAAGAGTTCGGGATGATGCTCAACCTTTACAACCAGGAGAGTTTAGAGAGGTCGACGCTCCGGGAGGCAATATTAGAGATTCGTTTATGCAGTTGCCTTACAAAGAACCATCACAAACATTATTACAATTAATGGGAGTTGTCGTTCAAGCAGGTCAGCGATTCGCGAGCATCGCAGACTCACAAGTGGGTGATATGAATCAGCAGGCGGCTGTTGGAACGACGGTTGCATTATTAGAACGTGGCTCAAGAGTAATGTCGGCGATTCACAAAAGACTCTACGTAGGTTTGAAACAAGAATTTAAATTATTGGCAGCAGTTTTTAAAACGTATCTTCCACCCATTTATCCTTACGATGTTCCTAACGCGAGAAAAGAAATTAAAGTTTCAGACTTTGACGACCGGGTAGATATTCTACCAGTGGCTGATCCTAATATTTTTTCTCAAACACAAAGAATTTCTATGGCGCAAATGCAATTACAACTGGCGCAATCGAATCCACAACTTCATAACCTTTATCAGGCGTATCGAAGTATGTATGAAGCGGTCGGAGTTAAAAATATTAACGCGATTTTACCGGCGCCGATGAAACCCATTCCGATGGATCCATCACTCGAACATATTGTAGCGATGTCGAATAAACCCTTCCAAGCTTTTGGTGGACAAGATCATAAAGCGCACATCGATGCTCACTTACATTTTATGAGTTTAAACATGGTACAAAATAATCCACAGGTTATGGCGGCGATACAAAAAAATATTTTAGAACACATTTCCTTTATGGCACAAGAACAAGTCCAATTGGAATTTGTCGAAGAATTAAAAGAATTACAAGGACTTCAACAACAAATGGGACCCATGATGCAAAATCCAAAAGCGATGCAACAAAATCCACAAGCGATGCAGGCGCAACAACGAATTCAACAATTGACAAATCAGATTGAAGCACGAAAAGCAGTTCTCGTTGCTGAAATGACAGCCGAATATGCTAAAGAAGAAAACGAAATTACCGGAGGCTATGGTGGAGATCCATTAATGAAGCTCAAAGCGAGAGAATTAGACTTGAGAGCGATGGACAATGAACGTAAAAAGGACTATGACGAAGATAGAATCGGTTTAGACACGATGAAGGTGATGGTAGGAGACCAACAACACGATGAAAAGCTAGAACAGAACGAAGATTTAGCTGAAATGCGTGCAGAAGTATCTCTAACAAAACAAAGAATGGCGAATAAAAGTAAAAGTCATGATTTTGGTAGAAATTACAACAAAAAGTAAGTATAAATAAAACAAGGAGATAATTATGAGCAAAGATTGGGAAAAAGGACAAGGATATGTTGATGCACCTAAGATTACAAAAGAATTAGGTGTTGGTAAAGATGGTTACCAAACAGGGGGCGTTAAAATGGAAGCTCCTAATCCTACTGAAACTCAGACGGTTACTGTTAAAGGTACAAAACGTATGAGAGCAGATAAAAAACCAGTTAAAGCCAAGTGGTTCTAATATGTGGTTTGGTCTAGCAAAGATGGCTCTCAAAACAGGGAGTCATATTTATCAAAATAGACAAAAGACAAGAGCCGCGATGTCGGATGCAGCTTTAATGCATGCAGAACGCATGGCGCGAGGTGAGGAAACTTACCAGGGCAAACTTTTAGAAGCCCGAGAAAATGACTACAAGGACGAAATCGTCCTTATAATAATTTCGGCGCCGATAATTGTTTTGGCGTGGGGAGTCTTCAGCGACGACGCGCAAATGATGCAGAAGATTGATCTTTTCTTTCATCATTTTGGCTCACTGCCGATATGGTTCCAAACTTTGTGGGTTACTGTTGTAGCGAGCATTTTTGGCATCAAGGGAACACAGGTCTTTCGTAATGGCGGACCTAAAAAGAAATAATGCCATTTCAATCAGAAAAACAAAGAAAATATTTACATGCCAATCACCCTGAAATTGCTGATCGATGGGAAAAAAAGTATAAAAAGGGTGGACCTGTCCGTGTTGCAATTGCAAGGGGATGTGGTAAAGTAATGAGTGACAGACGAAAAAAAACTAAGTACTATACTTAAAGGAAAAAAACTATGAGACAAAATGGAGTACGATCGGATGTCAGATTCCCTTACGGGGAAGCTGGTTCTGTTAAAAAACAAGGATATAAAGATCGAAAAGACGAATCTATTGCTATGAGAGTCAAAAAGCCAAGAAGTGAATCACAACTTAAAGCTTCTGCTGATGAGTCTTATGGAAAATTTGGTTCGGCTGCTAAAAAATCTGGCAAAATCAATAGATAATGCCTACTTTTTATAATTCCACAGCTATGACTAAAAATGAAGTCATGGCGAGTCGCGAAGAGCGTTATGATTATGCAAAAGGCGGACGTGTGGGAGCTAAAGAGGGTAGATGGATTCAAAAAGCTGTGAAAGGAATGAGAAAAGATAAACCTTGCACCGGAAAAAAATTCGGAAGTAAATCTTGCCCTCCAGGATCTAAAAGATATAACTTAGCTAAAACTTTTAAAAAAATGGCTAAAAAAAGAGGATAATTATGGCAAATACAAGTAAAGAAAATAAACTAGAAGAATTAGGCAGAGTGGATGCTGAAAAAGCACATACTCGAAGAGGACGTAGAAATCTTCGTGACGAAAAAAGAAGAATTGTAAGTGGTCTTAGAGGCGGCGGAATTGCTAAAAGAGGCAAAGGTGTTGCACTGAAAACAGGTGGACATGTTCAGTCTATGGGTGCAGCCACTAGAGGCGGCGGCGCAGCTATTAGATAATGGATGAATTAATTTTAATTAATAAAATTCAAACAAGACTCAAAGAAAATTTACAATCAATTGGTGACGCCATGTTAACAGGCAGTGGAGTTGACAATCACGAAAAATATAAGTATCTATTAGGACAAGCACACGCTGTACAATTAACATTACAGGAAATCTCTAACCTGCTAAAAGCAAAGGAGCAACATGACTCAGGTGGAAACATCGTCGACATTAAAAAAAGAAGTCCCCAAGCATAACCCTGCTTTGCAGGATAAATATAACGAAGAATCCAAAAATTTAAAAGAACCGTTAAATCCCGACAATATTACAAACGTTGATCAATTACCTAATCCTTCAGGTTGGAGGATTTTAGTTTTACCTTTTACACCAAAAGATAAAACTAAGGGTGGAATTTTAATTGCGCAAGAAACTTTAGATAAATTAAAAATAGCTACCAATTGTGGCTATGTTTTAAAAATGGGACCCTTATGCTATTCAGAGAAGAAATTTACATCAGGACCCTGGTGCAAAAAAGGAGATTGGGTTATCTTTGCTCGCTATGCGGGTTCAAGATTACCAATAGAAGGTGGGGAAGTGCGACTACTAAACGATGACGAAATTTTAGGAACGATTAAAGATCCTGAAGCTGTTCTTCATCATATTTAACATAGGAAAGGAACTATGCCAGAAGAAGCAAAAAAAGAAGATCTAATTGATGTGGGTGACTCTGACGAAAAAGTTACTGAAATTAATTTAGATGAAAAAGGTGAACCAGAAAAAACTGAAGCACCCAAGGAAGAGAAGATAGAGGTTGAGGAAGTAGCACAGCCCGAAGAAAAAAAAGAAGGTGGAGAAGTTGAGGTTAAAGAAGAAAAGAAAGACGAGAAAAAAGAAGAGTTAGAAAAATATAGTGAAGGCGTTCAAAAACGTATTTCTAAACTAACTCGGAAAATGCGTGAAGCAGAACGGCAAAAAGAAGAAGCTGTTAATTATGCTCACTCAGTAAAAAAAGATAAAGAAGATTTAGAAAGTAAATTTTCTAGATTAGATAAATCTTACGTTTCTGAATTTGAAAGCAGAGTTAAAACTAATATGACAGCTGCTAAGCAGGCTTTAAAAACTGCTATTGAATCTCAAAACGTTGAAGGACAAGTTACTGCACAAGAGCAAATTGCAACTTTAACAATGGATGCCGCAAGACTCAATGCTTTAAAAGTAGCTGAACCTTCAAAACCTCAAGAGAAGGATGTTAAGATTACGCCTCAACAATATAGGCCACATGTAACTCCTGATCCGCAAGCAGAAGACTGGGCAACCAAGAATACTTGGTTTGGTAACAATTCTGCTATGACTTATACAGCTTTTGATATACATAAAAAGCTTGTAGAAGAAGAAGGTTTTGACCCTAAATCAAGTGAATATTATGAGGAAGTAGATAAAAGAATAAGACTTGAATTCCCTCATAAATTTGATAAGATGGAAGCAACTTCTACAGAAAGAGAAAAACCTTCTCAGAATGTAGCATCAGCGAAACGTTCAGCTTTAACAGGACGCAGAAAAACTGTCAAACTCACACCCTCACAGGTAGCAATTGCTAAAAGATTAGGGGTGCCACTAGAAGATTATGCAAAACAATTAAAAATCACGGAAGGAGTATAAGCATATGGAAACAGACGATAAAAAAACTTCACGTGCGAGCCAAACTAAAGCTAAAACAGCTAAAAAAGTAGTATGGGCTCCACCCTCATCTCTCGATGCACCGAATGCGCCGGCTGGTTACCGACATAGATGGATAAGATCCGAAGTCATGGGCTTTGATGATTCAAAGAATATGGCAGCGATGATTAGATCAGGATACGAACTCGTAAGAGGCGATGAATATCCAGATGAAGATTATCCAGTTATGAAGGAAGGCAAATACGCAGGAATGATCGGAGTAGGAGGCCTAGTGCTGGCTAGGATACCAGAAGAAATCGCAAAGGCTCGTCAAACTTATTTTGACAAGCAAAATGAAGCTAAAGAAGAAGCGATCAAACACGATATTCTGAAGGAACAGCACCCAAGTATGCCAATCTCACAAGAAAGGCAGACTCGTGTAACCTTCGGTGGTACAAAGAAAAA